CTAGAAATTAACCGGGGTGAATTGAACCACAATATTTTCTGGCCTTGTGGTACGCGATCTCGCGATTAACTACATTACCTCCGGGGTCGTCACGCCCGCCCCATATAGGGTTGTTGGAGGTGGTCAGTACTCAGACAAGGTCGACCTCCGCAATGCGAGTGAGCAAAGGGTGGTCCAACTTCGTACCGATCAGTGTGGGTAGCCCAGCTATCCACGCTTCGAGCTCATCTAACTGGCTGCGTTGGCAGCTGTACAGATAGCAGAACTGTCGCATCGTCGTCTCGGCGCATTGATGTTCCAGAGCTGCGTGCAGCTTCCACGGTTCATCAGGATCTGAGGGGACGCTCGAAGCAGGAACGTCACTCGTCTCATTGATCAGCTTGCTCATCACGACACGCAACACTGGCACAAAGGCTGTGTCGCGGCGTAATCCGAGAGCGATGCCACGAATCCACGCTTTCCTTAGCAGTGGCCGCCGCGGCGGGTCGATTGCCCAAAACGTCTTTGCGAGGACTCGCCCGATTTTCGGTCCGTAAACGTACTCATCGGAGCCAATGGCCCACAAACGACCGGAACAAATCTCGCCGTCGAACACCGAATGTTGGTCGGATTCCAAACGAACGTCGAAACCATAAGACCTGAACCCCGAGATGATCATTGCCATGTCCTCGTTGTCCACTCCCTCAGGCATCATCGGCAACGCATTGTCACCGTTGACAGCAACCATGGCGGTGGGAAAGTGACGTAGCAGACCAAGCCACATCTTCCCATTCGCCAATGAGTTTCCAAAGGAGGTGTCTCCGTCACCTGAACAGACCTGCCAGCGTAGCTTATAAGTCACACCATGCTTGGTCCTTCCGAGGCGACCGGTTTCACGTTCTTCCAAGACTTTGCGCGTTGCATCATTGACGCCGAGCGCGAGGAGGTCAGCCCTCTCACTCATGTGTGGTCCCGGGCCGACGCTAGCATCCCACATGTTCACGTCGGTCGGCCAGGGTCGCAAACCCCGACTTACGGCCATCGCATACCAAATACCTATCACCTCGGCCGTAGTGCCAGAGGCGTAGGAGATACGCGAAACCTCCTCAAGAGGCCACACTCGTCGCAGCAACTTGCCGAGTGCATGGAAGGTAGGGCCGCTACTAGCAGTCACGACAGGATCCCTCCCCTGGATCAAACGTGGTTTGACCGGCTTCGATACAGGCCCTTTGAGTATTCCAGATTTCTCAAGGGCAACGAAGACCGGCTGTCTCTCCACTTTGATGAAGGATTCGATCATGCGTTCGCGTCCGACAACACCCGAAGTTCTCGCTTGCTCACGGGCTTGAGCATTAACCAAGCGTTGACCGGATGGATAACTTGCATTCCATTCGTCAAAGGGTGTCGGCACAACAGGCCCGGGACGTACTTCGTCAAGCATTCGGTCCCAGTACTGTGAGCGGAGTTGCGGGTCATTGCGTAGGTCGTGGTGCAGCTGAGCCCAATTCAATGTGACAGATTCGTCAAACCACAAGAGCTGCTGGCCCAACCTTAGTCGGAGCGCTGCAATCTCATTGTGAATGCACGACCTATATACCAAAGGCACGGCAGCCACGAGACCCGGGCCGAGTAACTCTACCCAGGGTCTACGTTGGCACTCAACCTGTACCTTCGGCACTCGGACCTCTATGCTTGGAGTCGAGTCCACCACCATGGGGGAACCATCATCCGCTGCACAGGCACCGCAGATTGACCAACCCGGGGTAGAATAGCCCTCCAACCATAGGAGAAGCCCGTACCACCAGTCAGTGTCCACGAGTGCGCCGACAACATTGCCAGACTTTGGCAATTGCACCCACGCATCAGACAACTCTCCGGAATGCCAGCCCGGAGGTGCCAACCTCTCAAACAACTCGGTCAGCTCAAAGACTTTGGCTAGCACGGGGGCCATGGCGACGAAGTTGTACGCGCTGTGACACAAGGTGCCCCACCACATACCAGCCTTCCACCAGGCAAAGTGCATCACCGCAGTCGAGGCTTGTCGATACAAGCCCGCCGACCCTTGGTTAATGAAAGCGCCGTAGAGTTCCAACCCCACGATGCCTAGAACTCCGGGCAAACCCAATTGCTTCTTCACATACTCTTCCACAGGCGGTGCAACACAAACCACGTACGTGGCAGCGACCAGTGTCCCAACTGTAGTCGGGTCTTGCAACCGTTGCGGCATGGTCACGGATCCAGTGGCCTGCGCCATGATACGGGGCTTCAACCCGACCAAGGCCAAGGCGCCTACTGTCGCCGCACCAACGAAGAGCAGATCAGACAACTTCGTTTTGCCGTGCGTGTGCCAATCATGAAACGGTGTGATCAGTTCTCGGAAGTAGCCGAAAACCGTCCACTCGGTCCGGACGCGTCGGGCGTCCACCCAGGCGATCTCTGCAGCCGCGCGGGCCTCCTCGTGCATGACGAGTTGTCCGGGCGATTCGGACACAAGGCGGGCGGCAGTTCGCTCAAGGGTGTTCCAAGCCTCATTGGTCAAGGGCCGACCAGCGAGGTGAAGGGCTGCACGTTCGACAATCGAAAGTCGTGCGGTGGGCTCACCGCCCAAGCTTAGGTACACCTCCTCCGCGAGAGTCATGGTTACGGGCATGAACGATGCGAAGTTGATAGCACCAGCGGTGATCGGGGTGAGCGGCAGTTGGTCGAGTCGGAACTCAACCAACACAAACGCGGCACCAAGCGGGGTCTTGGTCCACGTGAGCTTCTTCCAATGGAAGTCGCGCCAGCTCCAGAACTTAGTCTCTCGGTCGAATCCGTACCAATTCTTGACCGGAAGGGCGACTGGTTCATGATCACCCGGCAGGAAGAATGTTCGCCAGTAGCGGCTAACACGCACCTGCCATTGGGCAAAGGCCTGGTTTGGAATGATTGCAACAACACAACCCCAGCGTTGACACCAAAGCCCCACCTGCTTCGGACTCGGTGGGTCAGTCTGGCTCATACCAAACATCATGGTCAACTTACTAGGATCGCGCGACACGCAATCACAACTCAGAGGGTCGTGCCTGCACATGGTTTTGGGACCTCCAGACGCCCGAACTTCGTCCAGCACGGTCGGTCCACCACCAAGGTTCACATTCTTCCCCCAAGAAGGCTCCAGCGTTGTCCTAGCGCTACCCAGAGCCAAGTGCTTACCCTGAGCCCACGATGGGCAAGTTCGATAGAACATGCTGACATTGTGGGTGTTGGTGTACAACTTGGCCGCTCCGGCTGCCAACGTCGCAAACATGCTCGAGGGAACACGGCCAAGGGCTACTGTCACCCCGGGGAACGCCGATTCGAGCAGGCGCGCGACGTCTTTGCCAGACGCAGGCAGGAAGGGCAAGCGCAATTCGTAGCGACCATTACTGCCGGTGCTCTGCAATTGGTAATTGGGGCCGAGCATCGACGTGGGAATGATCGCAGCTTGAAGTGCTGCCAAAGCTTCCACTCCAGTCTTTGATTGGAGTAAGGCAGCCATGGAGTCAGCGCCAGCTGGGGGAGCGACAGTCTTGATCAAACGAGTCCATGCACCAGCGTCGACGGGAGGAGTGTGGGTTAACTCGGTTGGCGTTGGTCCAACCCACACACGTCGATCACCTTTGATCATGGTCAAAGGACGGACGTCGGCCAACTCGACTTGCTTGATGACCTCTTCCGCCTTACCCGCTTTCACACCGATCTGCCACTCAGGGCGGGGCATTAGCTTAGTGAACAAGTAATAAGATTTCCCGTTACCGACGGTCACCTTATAACTGTACACGGCATTGAGCCCCACGTCCCCGTTGTCTGGACGAGACTTTGGCTTTTCCTTTTGTTTAACGTCACCAACTCGAGACGGAGCCGATTTCTTCTTCCCCGCGGGCTCACTCACAACCGCGACTTTCGTCTTTTCAGCTTCTCCTTGCTGGGGTTCCCTTGAAGCGAGTGGAGGCACTTCAGGGTAAGACGTCCCGGATTTCTCAGCAGTCGCACGCGCCGCACGTTTCTTAGCACGGCGGCGGGCAGAACGGCTTTGTCCCCCTCCCGGCACCGCGGCTGGGACCGCGGTTGGGGCTGGGTTAGGCTCGGCCTGCACCTGACGCGGAAGGTCGACAGTGCGACCCTCCTCGATTTCGAAGGCGATAATGGCGTTATTCTGCGACATTTGTCACTTATTAAAAGCTCAATCACTCACTTATAGTCAGCAATTCAGTCCAAAACGT